CGCCATGTTAGTGGCCGTGTTCTGACCCACTCCAGCAACACCCGCGATCTTGTTGTAGTAATTGTTGTACTGACCAGAAGCAAGGTTCTGGTTGTAGTCTGTCAACGCTCGAAGAGCGTTACCAGATGCAGCCCCGCCCTTGGCAGCGAAACTGCTACCGATATCACGCTGACCTTCTGAGCGCGTGAAGTTGTAGTCAGGGGATGCTGTGAAACTCGAATAATCACCCGAGTTTAGTTTATTGATGGTGCCTAACGCAGCAGTCCCAGAATCAAGCCACGGCTTTTGATTAGCCTGCGAGATATTGAACTGGCGCGCGGATTCTTCTACAGAATTAGCGCCAGCTTGGCTTTGTGCATCGGCCGCCTTTCCAGCCGCATGCGACTGAATCGCTGCGCTTCCGACAGCCGCTGCGCCAACAATAATTGCCGCTGTGACCATAGAATCAGTCTCCTAACCACATGCTGTAATAGCGCTCCACTTCGGTAGCGCCTTGAGCCTCGAACAGTATCGAAGCATCCTTGTGTGACTTTGAGCCATAGAACACGCGCTGAACGCCTCGCGCTTTGGCTGCTTCCTTTACCTTGTCGAACAGAGTCATGCAGACCATCTGACCCTCCACACGATCCAGGCTGTCTCCATCCCTGAAATCTGCATGCAGCCAGAAGATATCCATCTGGAGTGTCAGGCAGGTTTTGTAATGTAGGGCGGGGCGAATAAATCCCACGAAGTACCCGAACAACTTACCTTTCTCCCGCACTGTCACGTACAGGATTTCGCCTGCTGCGTCGGCACGTAGATAAATGTCGTATTGAGGGTCTAGCGGAACCTTGTTCTGATTCAACGCCAGTTCTGAATAGTGATCCAGGAATAGAGGCTTCATTTCCTCTATACCGTCAGTCAATGACTCAACCTGAGCGGTAATCATCAGGTGCACCGAATATCAATGATGAGATTGATTCGGTCTGCATCGCTGTTGTTGATCACTTCATGCTCTAGATGGCCGTTGAACCACCAAATCTCACCCGGTGCCATATTCACAGTCTCATCGCCTGCCCTGAACAACACGCCAGGCTTGCTCATAATCGGTACATGAAACCTCGTATAGAAGTGAGCATATTCACCAATCAAATCAGCATGAGGGCGAATGGTCTTACCGGGAGCAAGACGTGTAATCAGAACCCGTCCTAACTGCTCACCGGATACCGTCGCCATGAGCGCCATGCAGATAGCGCGACAGGAGGGAACCTTGGCAGCGCTATCTGTCCATGAACACATCAATTGATCCCCGATCTTTTCATCGGCTGTATCTGAAAACCTCACCAGTACATCGTCTACGTCTACGTGCGGAGAGTCCTTAGACCATGTTTTCCTGATCTGATCTGTGTTCCAGATATCAACGTGCCGGCATAGATCCATCATCACAGGAAGCGTATTAACGCCGCCAGTTACTTTGTAGAAGTTCCTCATCACATCCCCTTTATGAAATAATCGCCCTGTCCGTAACTCTGCGCCAATCTGCTCCTGTACTGAAAGCAAGGACGGCCCCTCCGGCCTCGTTGCTGATGTAGGCGAGTTGCCCTGCAGGGGATGCGCTCGGCACTCCGGCTACGGTATAGCTCGGAAGTATCGGAGGGGCCGAAAGTGTCTGGGCCAGCGTCCATGTATTGGCTGCATTCAATAGCGGAACCGTGGCCCCGCTCGTTCCAGTATCGACCGTGGCAGAGGTTCCAAGGCCCAGCGTTGTGCGCTGATTAGAGGCTGCTGCGTCGTCTATTAGTGCCCGACCTGCTGCCGTACAAGCGATGGCTTCAGGAGCCCCAGAACCAGCCGTAGCGCGTCCTATGAGGGTGTCCGTGGCAATGTTCTGAATCTTGGCGTAAGTGACAGAAGCGTTATCCAGATCGGTAGTTCCGACTACCCCAACAAGTCCCGCCTGGAATGCATCCCTGATCCAACCAGACCAGGCGCGAATGTCCTGGGGTATTTCCTTGAAGGCGCGCGGGGTGACGAACGTCAGGCTCATTTACCCTCCACAACCAGTGAAGCATCAGAAATGGTCATCTTGACCGGATCGCTGACAGCACATCTATAGATGCGATCAAAACTGGAACCCAGTGAATCCCACATCACATGCTGTCGATATTCACCCAGCGCACCGATGCTCTTTGAAGGCAATGCACGCCACGTTCTGCCGCCATCGTCTGACACATCCAGCATCAACTGAGGGTCTGAACCTTGCCCGGTTGTGAGACCCACTCCAGTCTCTGCCATCACTTCAAACGTGCCGTGGAAGGTACGCTTTCCGTTGTTGTAGGTGTTGGATGCGAATGTAAACTCCGAGCGAAGTGTCCCCTCCCACTCGGTATAGATATCAGGGTTCAAATACCCGACCTTGCCAGTCTCGTAGTCCTGCACATAGATGCGCCCGTAACAGGCTGCAATGGCGCAGGGTCTCCAGCGGGTAATACCGTAACTCTCTCGCTCGTGCCACTCTTTGGTGGTCGAATCGAACACCCATGTATGGCCGACAGTCGGGAACGTCAGAACATAGAACACATGCCCATCCTGCGTGTACCCCATCCCGATAGCGTCTGAGATAGTCGAGTAGCCACGAATGGCCTGCTCTACTCCATGGTGAGACACCCGAACAGGCGTCAAGCCATCCAGTCGCCTTACCGTCAGGTCTGAGGCGAGCCAGAATAGGGAATTGTCGCTCTTTGCCAGTGATTCACCGGCAGCGCAGCCAATCTCTAGAAACCCGTTTGTATCCCGAGTGAATGGGAACCCAGCGCCGCCGTTGTTGAACCACAACTCGAAACTATCGGAACCCGCCAGTACAACCTGCCGGTGATCCATAATCATGCCAACAAGGTTGTCCGGGAATCCTTCAGCCGTCGCAAAGTTCAGTGCGTCATAGCTGGTAGCGTCATTCAGATCAGAACCGAAGAACCGGCCAGAATTGGGTTCCCTGAACAGCACATAGCCATCCAAGGACGTTGCCGACGCACCCCCACGACTGGTGTAGTCAGCATCGACTACCTGCGTCAGGACGCCCCCATTGAGGACGTAGGCATCCGGCGAAGCACATACGACCATCTGCGTAGCGTTGATAGCCCAAGACACGGCGTTCGTGCCGTTGATCGAGCCAATCGATGTGGAAACGTGAGACGAGGTAATGTTGTAGAGGGATGAACCCGAAACGGCGTATAGGTTCCCGTTCCATGCATAAATCCCCCTTCCAGGCCCAGAACCTAACGTGCACGCCGTCACAGTCCCTGGAGCGCGCATAACGATACTTGGTGCTTTACCTTCAGGCGGGGCCTGTTCAGCAAAGCAGTTCACCAGCCGCTCAACACCTACTGGCCTGCTTGAGTGCACATATGAGTGCACGGGTAGGCTGTACTTCATTTGCCCATCTGCGGATATTTGCGATGCACTTTAGTCCTGACCATTACTTGTTCTTCAGGACTCCCATACTGACTCACGCGAGCGAGTGCATTAATTGAGTGGACTCTGTCTTGGATCGGATATTTGCGCTTTGCAGGCTCTGCAAACTGACTGGTTTTCAGTTTGGATCGCGCTTTTGCTGTGAGAGTAGCCATCTTAGTTACCTGTCAGGATGTTCCAGTATCTGTTCCATCGACTACCCAGCGGGACATGCGTCATGGTGGAGGGTTGCCGGTTCTGGTAGATCGAGTCACGCAGAATCTTGTTCCTGCCATTGGTAGCCATTGCCACCACAACAGGCGGCGGCTGACGGGTGTAGATAGGGGCAATGTAGATAGCCAGCATGGCAATAACAGCCTGCCGAGCTTCGATGTTCAGTCCGATATCAACGTTAGGATCTGATTGCGGCGCGTAGCCCACATCCACGCCGTCCCCTGACAGATCGGCCATCATGTTATTGAGAGCTGTCAAACCTGTTGCAGACTGGTTGGCAGAGGGAGATTCCGTCTCCATCAATATGCCAAGCAATCGCATCGCTGGGGTAATGACTTCGTTGCCTAACATTTAATGGCCCTCACATGGTTCCAGGACTTGCTATTCCTAATGCCATTTATGGTCTGATCAGAAACCCCATATTTTTTTGCAAGCAAAACTCCTGACATATCCGAACCTTTTATTTCTGAACCCTCACGCTCATCCAATTTAGCGCCGTGATGATTAGAACCGCGTTTTACGCGTCCTTTTGAACCGGCATCAGCCATATTGTCGCCCTGTGTTCCTAAAAACAGATGATCTGGATTTACGCATGCCGGGTTATCACATTTATGGCACGTTAAAAGACCGTCTTTAATCTCTCCATGACGCAACTCCCACGAAACCCTGTGAGCTAAAACCATTTTTGACTTATGGCTGCGATACCCGCCAATAGCTATTCGCCCATATCCATGTTTGTCAGAGGCAGCTTTCCAAACCCAGCAATCATCCGTACCACGCTTATCTACCTTTTGCCAAACCCTATCCGAAAGAGACTTAATAGGCCTATTTAGGTCGTAGTCTCTTTTTATGACGCGATCATAAATTCCTTTTGGCATGTTATGGCTTCACGCATCTAAGAACGAATCCGTAGCTGTGTTCCGTCATCTTGTGGGCAACTGTCTGGAAGTTCGTCGCTCCCAAAGCGGATCTGTAATCGGCCTTTCCCTTACCAGAATCCTTGCCCAAATCCTCGTAATAGCGCTTGTCAAGAATGGCAATGCTGCCTTCCGCAATGACCCGACAGTGATCG